ATCCTGGTGGCAATGCTATTGAAAATTGTCCAGCATCAGTAAATGCTGTACTTCTAGTTGTAGATGCTTCTAATTTACCATCAACATATAATTTTAATGTATTTGCTTCTTGAACAACAATAGCCAAATGCCATTTATTATCTGTAAAATCTGTAGTACCAGTTAAATTAGTTGTAGTTCCATTAGCATTTCCAGAAAATACTCTTAATACGCCAGTATTAATTGTATTAAGATAAATACCATTGCTTCCACTTACAGTTCCGCCTAAACCAACATGAGTATGACCTAAAGTTTTCCAATTTGTTTTAAATAAAACACCAATTGTCGCAGTATTATTGCTAGATAGTGTTCCAGAAGATAAATTATAATTTCCTCTTAATCCTTGAGCTCTATCTGTAAACTTAAATGTTCTAGTATTTAATCCACTTTCATTTTGTACGTATCCTTGAGGGCTAAGTTCTGAAGATAAAGTAATTTCTGCAGATCCAAAGTTTCTTGGAACACCACTTCCTTCATCCATTCTAAAATCAAATAATGGAGATTTAGACTGAATGTAATCATTAAATGCGCTATTAAATTTAGGAGCAGCTGGCGGCATATAGGCAGCAGCTTGAGTTGATGTTGGAATTCCATAATCATATATATTTGCTATTTGTGTCGTTCCAATATTGGCGGAAGTAGCAATAAAGAATTGAGATAATGAAATATCATCTGTTGATCCACCACCTTGAAATCTTGTAATATCTAATGTTAATCCTTGATTAATTGTATTAGTTCCAATTGATGTATTATCTATCCATAATTGTTGAGTATTAGAACTAAATTTACCTACGACAAAATGCCATTCTCCATCTGTAATGTCTGTTGAAGATGAAATATCATGATTTTGATTATTTGCATTAATTCTAAATCTTATACCGCCATCAGCATTCCAGGAGAATTCAACTAAATCTGTTCCTGTTGATAAAAGAGATGTAAAGAATGCAGTAGTTGCTTCTTTTGTTAATTTCTTAACCCAAAATCCAATTGCAAAATCTTCATCTTGAAGCAATGATGACATTTGGGTTCCAATTTGAAGAACAAGATCTGTATTATTTAAAGCAATAGATCCAGTTCCTTGAATACCACCAGCTACATCATTTTTAGGAGTTCCTGTCCAGTTTGCTCCTGCAGTTGTTCCACTTCCATAATTTTGTAAATATCTATTTATATCAAATTTGAACCAAGTTTCAAGGGTTAATTCACCCATATAGGTATTAAGAAGTTTAGGTAAATCTATTGTAGATGCGGCATGTCCAGATCCATCTGCAGATGCTGTCATTGGTGCTGCAGTTAATTGTGCCGTTGTAGTCTGTGTTGGCTGTACGGCTAAAGCGCTGGCAGTTCCAAGAACTCCTGGTGCAAAATCTACAGATGCACCAGCATTATAATTAGCTAATATTTGTGCTGCAGATAATTCATAATCGTATAAAGCAAATTCATCAATACGACCACGATAATCATTTCCAAGTATTTTTTTACCCAATGGAGCAGCATCAAGATCAAACGTTGATCCATAATTAACAGTTTTTGATGCTTTTAATGTGCCATCAACATATAATTTCATTGATGTTGTATTTAATGTAGCTACAATATGGTGCCATTGATTATCATTAAAAGTTTGAGTTGTTCTAACTTCATTTCCAGTACCAGAACCATTAACTGCAAAAAATGAAATTTTTCCAGTATCTGCTGCAGCTGCCGATCCAATAAATTCTAAAACTACATATCTATTTGATGCTGTTGCATGATTTGCAGTAAATAATTGTGGTTGAAAAATTTGAGAAACATCTGTAGAAGATGCCTTTACCCACATTTCAATTGAAAATGATCTGTCATCAAATATTGTAAATGATGGGAATGGTGAAAGTCTATAATTTGATGTTCCATTTAAATATATAGCACGGCCATCAACATCAGTTTGTTCATTTTGTAATGGAGTTCCAAATGCTGTTAAGGTATTTGATAAAGAACCTGAATTTACTGGAGAACCAGCTGTTTCATTAAAACGATACCAAATTCTTGGTCCTAATGATGTTACTTGATCAATATATGATGGCATAAAAATAGGCTGCTAAAAAGCAGCCTTAACTCCTAACAAAGACTTAGTTGGTGTCACAGATGAAATACTATTTCCGCCTACTGATGGTACAGATGGAAGAGAGAAGCGAGTCACTACTGGAGCAAATATGACGACACCAGAAAGGAGCTCGACGGTAGTGTGGACTTCATGCATTACAGCGCCTGCTGTGCATACACCCGCTTCTACTCTTACATCCATTGCGTTACCTTACGCTACGGTGATTCGAACGATACCTGTCGAATCCCATGTGATTGTAAAGTTACCATTGGTTGAGGACTGGTCTGAACCGAAGTCAACATACCCAATGAGAGCCTTTGATGCTGCGTTTGCACCTGAATCATCATAAACTACTGCATAACGTGCAGTAATTGTTGAAGATGACCATGTAACGTCAGCTGCATCTAGGATAATTACGTTATTTGTACCATCATATGTGGAAGTCTTGGAAGCCAAGGTAATTCCACCAGTGGTATATCCTGTACCAGTTACTTCAAATGAAGATACATCATCGAAATAATCGTGTGTGTCCTGGTTAGGTGTGTAGGAAGAGCTGAGAAGAGCTACTTTAATTGTATCTGAATCCCAGTCAATTTCCTTATTGAGGGCTTGCTTTAAGAAGTTACCGTATAGTTTGCTTGGCATTATTTAGTTCCTCCTTATGCTGTCTTCTCAACGATTGCGAATGCGTCTGCATCGGCAACTGCGAAACCACGACGAATGCGGGTCTTGAGAAGAACGCCATCCTTTGTGAATTCTGCATCACGAGAAACTGCTGACTCTACGCCACCACGAACACCGTTGATAAGCATCTGACGGTTTCCGACAATGAGTAGTGCATTTCCTGCTGGAGCATCGGTTGCTGCTGCTGAAGTTGCAGCACCGTATGAAACGACCAATGGATAACCGAATAGGCTTCCTGGTGTTCCTGCTAGTGGATCTGGTAGAACGAGGTCATTGTTACCCTTGACCATTCCACGGATTTCCTTAAGCATCTTAGGGTGTGCCATCCAGACTGTGTTAGCAGCATCGAACTTGCTTGAGTCTTCAGCAATACCTAGGGCATTGTTGAGCTGTGCATAAGTTAGAGCTCCACCTGTCTGAATTAAGTTTGTGCCTGCAGATCCTGGTGATACTGCACGGTATAGAGATGTGAACGGCTGTCCGTCATCTCCATCGCCTGCTGCTGTTACACCGAGGCAGGCATTGTCGAACTTACGTGCCCAACGGCTTGCCCATTCTCTCTTGTAAACTGTTAGAACGTCTACGAGGTTGTCATTTAGATCTTCCTCTGAAACGTGCATAATTTGTGCGTACTTACGTGCTGTCAATACGATCTCATCAAGAGTAGCTGATGCTTCTGGGATTGTTCCACCCTCTGCAACTACCTGTGGAGCGTCTGATAGGAAACGTGGTACAGTCTTTGTGCGAGAAGCCATTACTTCACGACGAGCAAAACGCTCAACTGCTGAATTAGCAACGAGGTCTTGGATTACTGTTGAACCCTGCTCTTCGAGAATGTAACCATTGGCTTCTGTAAAATCTGTTCTTGCCATGTTATTTCTCCTTGAATTAGTTAATTTGAACTATTGAAAATAGATTATCGTCCAATATATCTATGGTCGCAAGTCCAAACGTCCATTTGGAGGCTTGCATAGACCAATTATATCAAAAATAAACTCTATTTTCTACCCAAAACAGCCATTGCTTGGCGTTCTGAGGCAGATAAAGTTTTTTCTACTGGTGTAGATTCTGCTGAATCTGCTTTTCCTGCTACTAGCAACTTTGGATCAAATAATTCTGGAAAATCTGATTTTAATTCCTTAATTTGATCATCAAGGCCAAGAATATTGAAATCATCATCAAATGATAGCCCTTCAAATTTAACAAATTTAAGAATTCTATCAGTATTGACCATATTTAGTTTAGTTAATTCCTGAACTACTTTTTCTCTAAGCAATTTCCCGCTATATTTAGCATTATCTTGCTCATATTGTGCCACTTTGGCTTCTAGGGCTTCTTTTTCTTCCCTAAATTGTTTTGCATCCTTTTTGGCACGGTCCAAAGCTGCTAGAACAGCTGCTGGATCTTTAATCTCTTCGGACGTACCATCCATCTGAGTTTCTTCCATTTATTTATATCCCTTGATTTTGTTCTGCTGCAGTTTGTTCCACAGCTAAATTATTTGCGTTCACGCCTGTGGCTTGAAGCGAAATGTTTTCTGTCTGACCTGTTGGCACTACAGAAGCTTCAGCAACCTGTGCTGCAATCTCTGCGTCATATCCAAGTTCCAAAAGAATCTGTTCCAATGGCATTCCGACGCTCTTCTTGCGTACAGCAATGTCCCATTGGTCAACAGTATCAATTGTTTCTGGATTCTGCCAATCAATTTCAACTTCTGCTCTAATTCCTTCAACACGGAGCATGAATTTGAATAAATCTCTCCAAGTATTGCCAAATGCAAGCTGGCGATTGAGAACCTTCTTTGTCAAAGGCGCTTCAGAGACACGAAGTGCCTCACCAGATGGAATATAGCTTCCCTTGGTGAAATAATGTGTTGGTGTTGATGTAATTGATGCCATTGCATTTACGAATTCCATTACTGGCTCTGTAAATGTCTTTGGATCTGCCGCTGGGAATTGTCCAACTGCAGATACTCCTTGCAAATACCAGAGTTGTCCTGGGCCATTCTGCAATGCGCCTAGATTTTCTCTAGCAGTATCATCATCATTAAAGTCTTCAAACTCAGATGAATTGCCACCATTAGACAAAGCATAGCGCTGTGGAGCACCCTGATAATCTACGGTGTACATATGAGTGTTGATTAATTTATTAATTGCATCTTGTGGGCCATATGCATCATAGTGTTCTGGCTTTCCATATGGCTTATGTGTGCGGAAATGGAAAACAGGAATTTCATTCCAAGGATTGGGCACAACTTCTGTTAATGCCATGATTGGAAGTGTAATTATATGTTCTAAATCACCCATTCCCTGATATTTTTCAATTCTATCTGGATAATAGAGATTAATTTTAAGCATTTTGCCTTCTTCAGTCTCTATTTGCCACATTTTTGCTGCAAATGATTTAATTCTAGGATTTTCCTGATCATAAACAATTGCAGTTGTTAATGGAGAATTGTAATCAATTGCGATTTGACCAGTCATGT